TGACTATACTTTAAAAGAAAAAATTGGAGGATTTGCTTTGTTCCATCCTGAAACTTTACACGCAGTTAAAAAATTCAAATATAAACAACCCCGTGTTTCACTTGCCTTTAATTTAAATGGTTTACATAAAGGAACTCGATAGTGCATAAAAATATTAATATATGGGAAGATTTTTATCCCCCTGAGCAATTTGGTTTAATGAACTTAAATGCAAAAATGCTTACCTACGATGCGACTTGGCAACCAAGTGGAATATGGTATCCAAATAGATTAAAAGCCTACCCAGTTTATGAAACAAAAAAATTTAATGATTC